TTTATTGATAAATTGCTCAATAACTTCCTCTTTTGGGACATCTTTTGTCCTGATTAGTTCTTCGTTATTCTCTTTAAGTACATTATTGAATAATTCTACTGCTTTATTCAATTCTGATAGTGATATACTCCTTGCCATGATTTAAATCCTCCAATATTTTCAGTATTTTTTGTTTTCGTATATTACTTATAATGTTTTAATTAACTGTTGTCAACCTTTTTTTATTGACATCTTAGTAATTATCAGTTAAAATTTTAACAAATAATTAAATAAGTCAAACCCCACAAGGGGTGAGGTTTCCAGCCGAACATTTCAAATAAAAATTTATACAGGAGGCAACCAATTCCATGGAAGTAAATAGAAAAGAATTATTAGAAGTACTTGATAAAGTAAGACCAGGAGTTGATACAAAGGGTGTTATGGAAAGCATGTCTTATTTTTTGTTTTCTGGAACAGATATTGTCACATGCAATTATAAAATTTCTATCCATCATCCTTTTGAAACTTATTTTTCTTTGCTTGTAAAAGCTAATGATTTGTATAAGTTATTGTCAAAGTTGTCTTCTGATTTTGTTACGCTTATTGCAGAAGATACTAAACTTATAATCAAAAATAAGACAGTAAAAGCAGAACTTCCTACTATCCAGGATAATAATTTAAGTGAAAGAATCGAGTTTATTCACAAATCTTTAGAAAATGCAAAATGGAAACAGTTACCTGAAAATTTTTGTGATGGTATTTCTATTTGTGTACCTTTTGCATCAACCCAGGAATATGAACAAACTCTTTCTTGTGTATATGTTAATGGAAATGCTTGTGTTTCCTCTGATAATAAACGGATAGCATACGTAGCATTGAAGAATCCTGTTGATTCTATGTTTATTACTGCTTCAGAAATCAAGAAACTTGTTGTTACTCAACCTGTAGAATACACAATTTCAGATAATTTACTTCATTTTAAGAATGAAAATGGGTGTATCTTTTCTATTCAGAAAATTAATGGTGGTTTTCCTGATATTCAATCATTCCTTGATTTTGAAGGTACAAAAATAAATTTACCTCAAGATATTCTTGAGGGGATAGATATTGCCTCTATTCTTGCTGATTATGACAATCCTTCAGTTAGTATAAAAGTATCAGAAAATACTATATTCATTTCCACTGAATCAGAATCTGGGACAGTTAAGTATAAATCAGAGACTGATTATGATGGTGATGATATTTCTTTTAAAATTAATCCATTGTTCTTAAAACAAATGATAGAACAAACAAAACAAAATAATCGTTCCTTACCACAAATAATCGTGAATGAAACAGCAGCACGATTAGAAACAGAAGATAAATCATTAATTATTGTATCTGCTCTTATGAGAAGTTAACCGTCAACTACCCCTCCCACAAGGGGAGGGGCTTGTAACTGAGTGATACTACCTCGCTACAATAGGCTTATTGACTGAAGCCCTACACGGATATTTCTTGAAGCATTTGTCAAGAAATAATTTTTATTAAACGCAGTTACCTTCGTCTGTCAAGAAATAATTAACTATAATAGGAGGCGGCTTTCCTCCTCACCCACAAGGGGTGAGGTTTCCAGCCGAACATCTCAATGAGTTTCTTTACGAATGCCGAGTTAGCACAAAAAGCGGCAATAAAAATCAATGTAGATCAGTTAGAAGCAAAATGTATGGAGTGCGGATTACATAAAAAATGCCGTACTCCAAAAATGGAATATTCTGGTGAAGGAAAAAAGAAAATCCTTATTATTGGTGAATTTCCTTCCACGACAGATGATCAATACGGCGTCCATTTTGCTGGTGATTCCGGGAAAGTACTTTCAGAGTTTTTGTTAAAAGAAGGAATATCATTAAATAAAGATTGCTGGAAGATTAATGCCGTTAATTGTTCACCTGGCCGACTGCCTACAAAGAAAGAAATAAAATGCTGTCGTCCTTATGTAGAGAAAGCAATAAAAAAATTAAAACCTGAATTGATTATCCTGCTTGGGGATATAGCTATTGAATCTTTGTATGGTGAATGTTTTTCTAATCGTTCTGTTCATAGATGGAGAGCTTATAGAATCCCGGATCAGGAATACGAATGTTTTGTATTTCCAATGTTTCATCCATCTATGCTAACTCGTAGAAAATACGACAAAAATTTACATTCTGTTTTCAAAAGAGACATAAAACGTGCTGTCAATACATTATCTAATGTTGAATTCAGAGTACAAAAAGACTACGAGAAATATGTAACTGTATTGACAGATTTTCTTAAAGTCAAACGACTACTGAAACGTATCATACAGCGAAAAGCAAAAATTATGTTCGATTACGAGACAACTGGACTCAAACCGTATCGTACAGGACATAAAATAGTAACAATAGGGCTTGCTGTTTCACCAACAAAAGCATTTGCATTTCCTTTTGATTATAAATCATTCTGGACAGAAAAAGAATTTAAGGAATTAAAACAATTATGGAAACAGATTCTTCTTGATCCAAAAATCAAGAAGATGGCACATAACCATAAGTTTGAAGATTCATGGTCACTTGTTTGTGTTGGTGCTCGTCCAAAAGGATGGTACTGGGATTCAATGATAGCTGAGAAAGTTATTGATAATCGTTCTAGTGCAACAAATTTAAAATTCCAGACATTCGTAAAATTCGGTATTCGTCCTTATGACAAATTTATTAAGCCATTCCTAGAGTCAAATAAAGGCGATTTTAATAATGTAGAACAAGCACCATTCAAAGACCTTTTAATTTATAATGGACTTGATTGTATTTATGCCTGGATGTTGTACGAGCAAGAGAAGCGTAGATTCTCTGGTATGAAAGGATTATCCAGAGCTTATGGTTTCCTTATGCGTGGATTACATACTATGGGAACTATCCAGGCTAATGGTATTACCGTTGATATGAGATACTATAAACAAGTCAAAAAAGATTTGACCAAGAGAATCAATAAACTTGAAAAGTATCTTACTGATGGTAGAGAAGCAAGAAAATTCAAGGACAAATATAAACGTACTATCAATCTTGCGTCAAATCCTGATCTGGGAAAATTATTTTATGAAGTTCTTGGAAAAGAACCAATTTATACAAATGAAAAGAAGATAAATTATAAAACTGATCGAGCTACACTTGAAACATTGAATCTGTCTTTTGTTGATAAATTTCTTGAGATGAAAAAACTTGAGAAAGCAAGAGGCACATATCTTAGCCAATTTGCAAGGGAATCTTTTAAAGGGAAAATGCACCCGTTTTTTGATTTGCATATTCCAAAAACATACCGTTCCTGTATTGCTGGATATGAGAAGGTTCTTGTAATGAGAGATCCAGAAAGTATCCCAATCAAAGATATTAGAGTAGGAGATTATGTTTACTGTTTTGATGATAATTTGAATCCTCAAATCAAGAAAGTATTATGGCAAGGGAAAACAGGGCATAGAGAGATAATACGAGTTCATTACTACAGAAAAGGAAAGAAAGGGCATTTTGATTGTACACCAGAACATAAAGTCAGATTAATAAACGGTGAATATGTTGAAGCTCAAAATTTACTAAAAGCACAACATTACAAAAGAACATCACACCAACAATCAAAATGCCGAGTGTTAGCCTGTTCCTGTTATTATGATAGACTGAGTTTTACGGGACATCATATAGTGAACTACCGCCCCAACAAGGGGTGCGGCTTCCTGCTTCATAGAAGAGCCTTACAGCACTCTTTCTCCACAGGCTTAAAATCGGGCGGTTCCCGCCCTATAATGTTTCAGGATATATACAATGATTGTGAAAGTCAAGCTCATATAATAACAGAAGTTGAGTGGCTGGGCAGAACAGAAGATGTATATGATATTGAAGTAGAAGATTGTCATAATTTCTTTGTTAATGAAATTTGTGTCCATAATTCTTCTTCCCGACCAAACTTCCAAAATATACCAAAACGTGACCCTGAGACAGGTAACTTAATCAGAAAAGGTATTATCCCAGAATCAGATTCAGTTTTATGTGAATTAGATTTTTCTGGTGCAGAAGTTAATACGTCCGTATGTTATCACAGGGATAAAAATTTTTATAATTATCTTATTGATTCGTCAACTGACATGCATCGTGATTGTTATGATATGGAAACAAAAATTCTGACTAAATCAGGATTTAAATTCTATCATGAAATAAAAAACAATGAGAAAATTGGGCAATACAATCCTGATACAGACAAGATAGAATTTGTTGTTCCTACTAATCGTATATATCACGATTATACTGGTGATATGTACTATATCAAAAATAGGCATGTTGATACAGCTACAACTGCTAATCATAGAATGTATCTCAGGAAGAAAAATACAGAATACTCAATAATCAAAGCAAAAGATATTAAACGAGTACGATATTATTCAAAAGTTACTTCTGATGTGGATTGTACTGTTAAAATTCCTAAATTTCCCGAATTTCATTTCCCTTCTGTGTATGGGACAGGTGTAAATAGTACAAAGAAATATCATAACAAGTTTTTTGTAAAGACTGATGATATGTTTGAACTGCTTGGGTATTTAATAACTGATGGTCATTTTAGATACCATAAACAAGGAGCATACCGCATAAGTTTATCCCAAATAAAAGAACTTCACAGATCAAAAATGAAACAGTGTATAGATAGAATAAAGTCTTACACTGATTTTAATTTTTATGAAGAAAAAGATAAATGGAGTATGTCAAATAAGAATTTCTGTCTTTGGTTATGTGATAATTTTGGAATAAATAAAATAAACAGAAAATTACCTGATTTTATCAAGTATGCTCCAATAAAACAATTAAAGCTCTTTTTTGATGCCTGTATGCTTGGGGATGGTTCATGGTATCCAAGTAAAACATCTGGTAAATTTTATCTTGTATCAAAACAGTTACTTGATGATTTTCAATTTATATGTATGCGTTTAGGATATGCAACATCTGTTTACCTACAAAAACTAAAAGGAAACAGAAAGATACAAGTTTATACGATAAATATCAGGAAAATGAGAGAATCTTTCCTGGATATGAAAGATCACCTGGTCATAAAAAAATACACAGGAAAAGTATTCTGTTTCACTGTTCCATCTGGTCTTTTGGTAACACAAAGAAATAATAAAATATCAATACAAGGGAATTGTGCTTCTGATATATGGTTGCTTCCACCTGATATGCTTAATAATCCAAGTTATACGGATGAACAAAAAAAGAAAGCAAAGATGATTCGATTCTATGCAAAGAATTGTTGGACATTTGCACAATTTTATGGAGATTGGTTTAAGTCTTGTGGAGAAAATCTTTGGAATACTTGTATTGAAGGTAATTTAGAGTTACCGACAGGTGTGCCATTAAGAGATCATCTTGCAAATCAAGGTATATATGAACTTGGAACAATGACAAAATATGGCCCTGAAGAAGGAACATTTCTTGACCATTGTGCCAGGGTTGAAGATAAAATGTGGAATGAAAGATTTCCTGAATATACACAATGGAAAAAGGATATCGTAAAATTTTATCGAAAATATGGGTATATAGAGACTTTTTTTGGTTTTCGTTTTGTTGGGTACATGGATGAAAAACAATGTTGTAATTACCCTATCCAATCAACCTCATTCCATTTGCTTTTATACACATTGATATTAGTTGAAAAGTTTATTCTTAAGCATAAACTCAGGGCAAAATTGATTGGGCAGATTCATGATAGTATTGTCATGAATATACATAAAGACGAAATAAAATTTGTTGTAAATGGAGTAAATAAGATAGTGAAGTCTCTCAAGGACAGATTCAAGTGGCTTATAGTACCAATGGAAATTGAGGTAGAATTATCTGAATTGAGGGAAGATGGTGGTAATTTTGCTGAAATGAAAGAATACTCAATCGAACAGATAAATCAGTTATATTGAGCCGCATAAAAATAATAGTAAAAATTAGTAATTTTCTATTGACTTTTTACTAATATCTAATTACACTAGGAGAAACAATAAGAATAATTTTGATAAGAGGTTGAATATGCAGGGAAAAACAATTTCAATAACTATACCTGAACAATTAGAGAAAGAGTTGCAAAAAGAAGCAAATAGGCTTGGGATTTCACGTTCCCGTCATATCGGGAACATACTTCTTAAATGGAGTGAAGATCGTTATCATCGAAATAAACTAACTACAAATTGTGTCATTCAAGAACGTCAACAATATTAGTGAACTACCGCCCCCGCAAGGGGTGCGGCTTCCTGCTTCATAGAAGAGTCTTACTGCACTATTAATTATGTCATTACAGGTTCAGTATCGTCCAAAGTCATTTAAGAACTTTGTAGGGAATAAAGCTACAGTCGAGGGTCTTAGTACCATATTGGCACGACCAAACCCACCATCTGCATTTCTTTTGACTGGTCAAGGTGGAACAGGAAAAACGACACTTGGCAGAATTATCAGAAGAACACTTAATTGTGCTAATTCTGATTTTAAGGAATTAAATGCAGCCGATGATCGTGGAATTGATGCTATCAGGGAATTAATTGAGTCAATGAAATTTGCTCCATTATCAGGAAACAAAAAAGTGTTTCTTCTTGATGAGGCACATTTATTGACAATGCACGCACAAGAAGCATTACTTAAGGCACTTGAAGAACCACCTGAATATGTTCATTGGATAATATGCACAACAAATCCAGAGGTACTTAAACCTACTTTTAAAAGACGTTGTCATATATACGAACTTGAACTACTTAGATATGCTGATATGGCAAAATTAATACGTATGGTTCTCAAGAGAGAAAAACGTGATAATGCCATTGATCAAGAGGTAAGAGACAAGATTATAGAACTTGCTGAAGGGTCGGCCGGAGTAGCTTTAAAGTTACTTGATATGGTTATAGACATGGATGATCCGGGCAAGATTATTGATACTTTACAATCTGCTGGGACAAGTGATTCTGATGTACTGTCTATATGCCGTGCTTTGTTAAATGATAATTTAAATAAGAAAGCAAAATGGACAAAGATACGAGCTATTTTGAAAGATTACAAAGGTGATGGTGAGTCTATGAGACGACCAATTCTTGGATACATGGAAAAAGTTATGCTTAATAATAATTCTGATATATCTTTTTCTGAGGAAGTATTTTTTATAATGCAACCATTTATGAAAAACTTCTTTGATTCAGGTAAAGCTGGTTTGGTTGCTGCTTGTTATGAAGCTGTTTTTGGAATCGAGTGAACATCTCAATGAAAGTAGAAGAAAGAGACTTCCAGGCAGATACTATTATTGATAAAGATAATTTAGAAGGTGAATGGCTTGAGCAGGCATCTCTTTATCTCTACTATGCAGAAGCTTATTCTGAAGCAGTTTATAGAAGAGACAAGATAAAAGTTAAATTAGAATACTGTTACGCCGCAACATATAATAAAATAAAAACAAATTATGATCGGTATTTTGATAATAAACCAACAGAAGCAGCTATAAAAGAAAGAGTTATACTGGATTCAACATATCAAAAAACAATATTATCATTAGCTAAAGCCAATAAATTGGTTAATGATATGGCTGCTGCTAAAACAGCTATGGAACATAGGAAAAAAGCCTTAGAAAACTTAGTACAACTCAAAATAAGTGGGTTGTATTCTGAACCTAAACAAAGAAAACGGATAAACCAAGTAAATCAAACAAATCAAAAAGGGGGATATTTAGAACAGAAGAAATCATTAAACGCATTGAACGACAAATCTTTAAGTGGCACCAGGGCATCGACCCGTTTAAGCCGTGTAAGAAGAACGAAGAAGAATAAAGAATGATATTGGATAAATAATAATCCCATAATTAAAGGAGTGGTTATGAGTTTTCGTGAACGTATGAAAAAGAAGCGTGCTGACAGAGGCTTGCAAAGGCGACATAATACAGGAACTAAAAAGAAAGGTGGTGGAAGATTCCCGACTATATTTAATAAAGATAAAATTCCAGAAGGAATTGAATTTTGGAGATGTAAAGAAGGGGAACACATTGTAGATATTATTCCATTTGAAGCTGGGCCTAATATGCCTCTTGATGAACGCCTTCAACCAATTACACCAGAGGGTGAACTTGATTATGTTCTTGATTTATTTGTGCATACAAATATTGGTAATATGAGAAAACCTTATGTATGCCCTTATGAGAACTTTGGTGAACCCTGTCCGATTTGTGAGTTTATTAAAAGTAATAGACTTGAAAAACAAGACTGGAAAAAACTCGTTGTTAAACATCGTGTAGTTTATCTTGTATGGGTACATGATAATAAAAAAGAAGAAGATAAAGGTATTCAAATCTTTGAAGTTTCTCATTTTATGATGGAAGAGAAAATTGGGGAAATTGCGAAACTTCCTCGTGGCGGTGGTTATGAAAATTTTTCTCATCCAGATACAGGAAAAAGTATTGCCTGGACTCGTAAAGGTTCTAGTTTAGAAAATACTCAATATTTAGGGCATCGTTTTGTTGAACGTGAAGCACCTATTCCTGATAAAATTCTGGATATGTCTTTTCCATTGGATAGTATTGTAAATATGCGTCCATCGTATGAAGAAATTGAAAAAGATTTCAGAGGAACTTTAAAGAATATGAATTTACTTAGGAGGGATGACGAAGATATGCCATTTAGAGAGGAAGGAACTGGTGATATTCCTGATACATGGGGAGACACAGATAATGACACTTCAAATAGACGTAAACGTCCAATTTCTCGTAAAAAGAAAGTACGTGTAAAACGCCCAACTTCTCGTAAAAAGAAAGTACGTGTAAAACGTCCGCGACGTGTTCGTTGAGAAGAATAACCTCAATGCAAAAGAGTAAAAAGCTAAAAAAGGTAAGGAATAATACAGATCATTTGTATAAGATTTCCCACAGTGTAGATAAAGTAATGAGTACAAAAAGTACAAAGAGTACAAAAAGTACAAAAAGTACAAAAACTCAACGCAAAGCTCGTGTGATTGATCCTTCTATTTTAGTACCAACAGGATCGACTACATTCAACCTTGAATGTTCTGGAAGAATAGAAGGTGCTTTTGCTTTGGGTAAGATAGTTAATTTAGTTGGGGATTCTCATGCAGGTAAAACTCTTTTTGCTTTGACTATATTTGCGGAATGTTCAATAGATGATAGATTTGATGATTACAGATTTATCTATGATGATGTTGAAGCTGCAAATGAATTTGATATTCCTTACCTTTTTGGTGAAAAGGTTGCTGAACGTATAGAGGAGGATATTCGATCAAGAACGATTGAAGAGTTTAACGATAATCTTGCAAAAGCCTGTAAAGGTGATAAGCCTTTTATCTATGTCCTGGATTCATTTGATGCTTTGACTTCTGAATCTGCTATTGAAAAAGATGAAGAAAACAGAAAGAAGAGGGAAAAGGGTAATCAAATAACAGGAAGTTATGGGGACGGTAAAGCCAAGAAAGCATCTGAAATGTTTTCTCAGAGAAATCAGGAAATCGCTGATGCTAAGTCTCTGGTAATAATCATTTCCCAGACTCGTGATAATATTGGATTTGGTGCATTGTTTACTCCAAAGACCCGTTCTGGTGGTAAAGCACTTAAATTCTATTCTTGTCATGAAATTTGGCTTGCAATGCAGAAAAAGGAAAAGAAAGGTAAACGCACATTTGTAACGAATGTGCAGGCTAAAATAACCAAAAACAAACTTACAGGAAGACATGGTGAAGCCTATTTTCCTATATTGTTTGATTATGGTGTAGATAATATCACATCATGTATCAATTTCCTGATGGACGAAGGTTCATGGAGTGGTACTAAAGCAGCAGTTAATTCTAAAGGTTTTGCTGAGACCATGAGATTGAGTGCTCTTATAACTCATATTGAAGAAAATGATCTTGAGGAAAACCTTTTTCAATTGTGTCAAGAAACGTATGACTCAATAATGGAAAAACTTAAACCAAAACGAAAACGTAAATATTAAGGAGATTAAAAAATGAGTACACGCAAAAAAATAGCAAAGAAGAATACCAATAATACAGTGCCTGAAACAAAAGTAGTATTCTCTCCAGAAAGAGAACTTTCTATTTCTGTAAAGACTTCATTACAGTATGGAGTAGCTGGAATGGAACTTACATTCAAAGAAAGGATTGAAGATGGTGTTGATCCAATGGAAGCAATGGACTCCAGAATAAATGATATAACTGAAGAATTATGTGAAAAATTTAATATATTGTGTGAAAAACTTGGTGTTAGCAGAGAAAGTACTGAAACCGTCGACATCGAAGATATTGAAGAAAATGATATCGATGATACCGATGAGCCTGATATAAATGAGGATGATATTGAGGATATTGAAGAAGACAATATTGATGATGATATTGACGAAGATGAGGAAGATGATACTGATGAAGATGAGGAAGATGATACTGATGAAGATGAGGAAGATGATATTGATGAAGATGAACTTACAGTCGATGATATTCAAAGCATGAAAAAAGCAGAACTTGCAGAACTCATTAAAGAAGAAAGACTTGATATTAATCCAAAAGGTATGCCTGTTGCTAAATTGAGAGATGCTGTTGTTGATGCACTTTTTGAGGAAAGCGAATGGGATGATGAAGAGTGGGCTGATGAAGAGTGGGATGATGAAGAATAGAATCTTCCTTTTTGATCTTTATTCTGTTCTTCATACTATAAAGTTCAGTTTGGGTAAGCAGAGACTTTCTGATACAGAGAAATCCACTTTTGTTATTCACGGGTTTTTACTCAAACTGAACTACTTACTACGAAAAACAGGCGCAAAAACTGTTGTATACGCATTGGAATCAAATCGTTCATTACGCAAAGAAAAATATAGTTTATATAAGGAATACACGCATAAAAAGACAGAACAGCAAAAAGCACTGGATAAATTAGCATTTTCTCAATTTCAAGAAATAATAGAATATGTTCTACCTACTATAGGGTATCAAAATTTATTCAGTGCTGATGGTTATGAAGCGGATGATGTAATAGGTAGAATCTGTAAATCTTATAAGGATAATCAAATTGTTATCTGTTCTACAGATCATGATATGTACCAATTATTAACTGATAATACAGCTATTTTTAATCCGAAAAAGAATATTTGGTACACAAAAACAAAATTCAAGAATGAGTATGGTTTAGAACCTAGAATGTGGAAAAGGGTTAAGGCTATAGGAGGGTGCAGTTCTGATAATATAAAAGGTGTTCCTATTCCACAATCAGATCCTTCAAAAAAACAACAGCATGTTGCTGAGAAAGGTGCTCTTAATTTTTTGTTGGGTAAAATGAACCCTAAGACAAAAGCATATAAAGCAATAATATCCAAAGAAGGGAAAAAGGTAATCAACAGGAATAAAGAACTTGTTATTTTGCCAATGAAAGGAACACCAGAGTTTGAGATTAAACCTGATATATTGAGTGAAGCTGGATTAAAAGAAGTTTGTGAAAAATATGGCTTTACAACAATCATGGATGATCTAAATACCTGGAGACACATTCTTGGATTACGTAGATCACGTCAATCTTGTTTGATAAGACAAAGAGTTTGAGAGGCAATTATGAAACATAAAGAAGAATCAGGGATACGGTATAAGCTAAAGTATAGAGATGAAAATTTGTATGTTGTTATAACAGATACAAGTCTTGATCTTTCAATGGTTGATATTGATGATCAGAATACACTTACAGAATTAGACATAATAGCAAATCTTGTTACGTTGTGTTTGGAGAATAATATTGACAAAGAAAAAATAGCTTCTTCAATATGGTCTGTTTCCAGAAACGAGAAAGACCTGGCTGCTAAATTATCAGAGGTGATAACATCGGTGATAAGTTCGTGAAACAGTTCAGAACAAGAGAAAATAATCTCATAAATTCAATTCCAAGAACACTAGCAAGGTTAGTGGCTATGTCAATTCTATGTTTCTTTGTCTTTAAAGAAACTGGAATAGTCACAACAATATTGATATTTCTTCTATTTTTAGAAAATGGGCTACATACTGATTGGATTGATGATATACATAAATTGGAAGAACAATCACACAGAAAGGTAGTTGAATTATTTATTTTTCAAAACGAACACATAATGCCAAGGTTGATTAAAATAATGAAAAAATTCAAAGATGACTAGAGATTAAAAGATGACTAGAGATTATGTGCAATTAAAGGCTAAGGACATTCCAGAGATCAGGGATCGTATTCTCAAAGAACAAAACGGAAAATGCCTTATCTGTAACAATCCACCTAAACGCCCTTGTCTCGATCACCACCATAAAAAGAGGATTAAAGGGACTGGGCTTATTCGTGGTGTTGTTTGTTCAAATTGTAATATAATGATTTCTAAAGCAGAGAATAATT